ATGGTCTACTAATGCTTCGGGGGAGTACTTTGCTATCGGTGTTGGCGGTGCTGTAACAGGAAAAGGTGCAGATCTACTGATAATTGATGACCCCCACTCGGAGCAAGAGGCTACCTTGGCTGAGACTAGCCCCGAGATCTACGACAAGACGTATGAGTGATTTACGTCTGGCCCAAGACAACGGTTACAGCCTGGGGGGAGCATAATCGTCGTAATGACCAGATGGTCAAAAAGAGACCTGGTTGGACAAGTTCTCAAAGCAAGCGCCCAAAGAGAGGGAGATGAGTGGGAGGTTATTGAGTTTCCAGCAATCCTTCCTTCAGGAAAGCCTTTGTGGCCGGAATTTTGGCCGATAGAAGAGTTAGAAGCCTTAAGAAATGAACTGCCTAATAGTAAGTGGCAGTCGCAGTACCAACAGAATCCTACGTCTGAGTCGGCAGCGATCATAAAAAGAGAGTGGTGGAACATCTGGGAAGAGGATGATCCCCCTTATTGTGACTTTACTCTTATGGCGTGGGACACAGCATTTGAAGCAAACAACCGAGCCGACTACTCGGCGTGTACTTTGTGGGGAGTTTTTGAACATCCAGACGAAACAGGGACGGCGCAGACGAATCTGATCCTCCTAAACGCGTTTAGAGACAGAATGGAGTTCCCTTTACTGAAGAAGCGCGCCATAGAAAAGTACAAAGATTGGCAACCAGACTCTGTAATTATTGAGAAAAAGGCTTCTGGCGCGCCTTTGATCTATGAATTGAGAGCAATGGGAATACCTGTGCAAGATTTCACCCCCGTCCGTGGGAACGATAAGATTACAAGATTGAACGCAATCTCGGATATATTTGCTTCTGGGCGCGTTTGGGCGCCAAACACCCATTGGGCCGAGCAAGTCGTAGATGAAGTAGCTTCTTTCCCCGGAGGAGAACACGACGACTACGTCGATACCGTCTCTTTAGCCTTGATGCGCTTTAGAAAAGGTGGTTTTATCCGTACACTCCTAGACGAGGAAGAAGAAGTTATCAGCCCACGCCGGAAAGCAAGTTACTACTAGAGGAAAATCATGGCTATCGAGAAAGCGTTGAACCAGGCCCCATTGGGAATCCTACCCGAAGACCTTGGAGAACCCGATATTGAGATCGAGATTGAGGATCCAGAGTCCGTAAACATCAAGATGGGCGGGTTAGAAATTGAATTAGAGCCTGGACGCGAGACCTCAGAAGACTTCAACGCAAATCTGGCCGAATTTATCTCGGCAGAAGAATTAAGCCTTATCGCCTCGGATTTAATTGGGGACTTTGACGACGATATAGCCTCCAGAAAAGACTGGATCCAGACCTACGTAGACGGTTTAGAGCTCTTAGGACTCAAGATCGAGGAGCGAGCTGAACCCTGGGAGGGGGCGTGTGGAATCTTCCACCCTCTATTGGCTGAAGCCCTAGTTAAATTCCAATCCGAGACGATGATGTCTACCTTCCCCGCCGCAGGGCCGGTGAAGACTCAGATCATTGGTAAGGAAACGGCAGAGAAGAAAGAGGCGTCAAAGCGAGTCATGCTGGACATGAACTACCAGTTGACCGATGTGATGAAAGAGTACAGACCAGAACACGAAAGAATGTTGTGGGGGCTAGGGCTTTCTGGAAATGCGTTCAAAAAAGTCTACTTTGACCCAAATTTAGACCGGCAGGTTTCTATTTTTGTCCCCGCCGAAGACATGGTCGTTCCTTATGGCGCCTCAGACCTTGAGTCTGCCGAGCGAGTTACCCATGTAATGAGAAAGACCGAAAACGAACTAAGAAAACTTCAAGTATCGGGTTTTTATGTAGACGAAGACTTAGGCCCCCCTAATAACACCCTCGATGAAGTAGAGAAAAAGATCGCCGAGAAGCTTGGTTTCCGAGCAACAATCGATAGCCGGTACAAGTTATTAGAGATGCACGTTGATTTAGACATCCCAGGCTTTGAACACAAAGACAAAGACGGGGAATCTACAGGAATCGCGCTTCCCTACGTTGTAACCATAGAAAAAGGTTCAATGACCGTCCTATCTATTAGGAGAAACTGGCAACCAGACGACGATACGTATCAGAAAAGACAACACTTTGTTCACTATGGCTACGTTCCAGGGTTTGGCTTCTACTACTTTGGACTAATTCACCTAATCGGTGCTTTTGCAAAGTCAGGTACCTCAATCATTAGACAACTGGTGGATGCCGGAACACTGGCGAATCTTCCCGGCGGGTTTAAGACCAAAGGACTCCGAGTCAAGGGTGACGACACACCAATCGCACCGGGAGAGTTTAGAGACGTAGATGTAGCCTCTGGTGCACTTAAGGACAATCTTCTTCCCCTTCCTTATAAGGAACCAAGCCAAACCTTGTATCAGTTGTTCAATACGATTATTGAAGAAGGTAGAAGGTTTTCAAATACGGCAGATCTACAGATTTCTGATATGTCTGCCCAAGCTCCAGTAGGAACCACGCTAGCGATTTTAGAGCGGACACTTAAGACTATGTCTGCGGTTCAAGCGCGGGTTCACTACTCTATGAAACAAGAACTGGGATTGCTCAAGCAGATCATCGCAGCGTATACCCCAGAGGAATACAGTTATGAACCAGTCGAAGGACACAGATACGCCAAACGCGCGGACTATGACGATGTGGATGTCATCCCAGTCTCGGATCCAAACGCATCTACGATGGCCCAGAAGATTGTTCAATACCAAGCGGTTATGCAACTGGCGCAGGCCGCCCCCAATTTATTCAACATGCCGCTTCTGTATCGGCAAATGCTCGACGTACTAGGGATAAAAGACGCCCAAAAGTTAGTCCCCATGGACGAAGATCAGAAGCCCCAAGATCCAGTTACAGAGAATCAAAATGTCCTAATGGGCAAGCCCGTAAAGGCTTTTGAGTACCAAGACCATAAGGCGCATATCACCGTCCATATGTCTTCAATGCAAGACCCGAAGATCCTCCAGTTGTTACAAGGCAACCCCATGGCTCAACAAATGCAAGCCTCAATGATGAACCATATCAATGAGCACTTGGGTATGGAGTACAGGAAACAGATTGAACTCCAGCTTGGGTTTAATCTCCCGGCCAACAGAGATGAGACAGGAGAGGATATTCACATCGATCCCGAAGTCGAAGCTCGCCTGGCTCCGCTACTTGCCCAAGCAGCACAAAGACTTCTTCAACAAAATCAAGCAGAAGTCTCTCAACAACAAGCTCAACAACAGGCGCAAGATCCTATTGTGCAAATGCAACAACAAGAGCTGGCCATCAAACAATCTGAAGTTCAGAGAAAGGCCCAAAAAGATCAGATTGATGCTCAGTTGCGTGAACAGCAGTTACAGATAGAGGCTCAGAGAATATTGGCCCAACAAGAAATGGCTAAGGAACGATTGGCGACTGAGAAGCAAGTTGATCTATTAAAAACCGCAGCGCAAATGAGGGAAAGCAAAGACCGAGAGATTATGAAGATTGGTTCGGACATCGCTAAGCAGTTGTCTAGCCAGGCCCACCAAAAGGAAATTTCTAGGGGGAATAGATGAAAGAATTAGAAATTATCTCGGGGCATATTGATGACAAAGTTATTCAGCTACGTGAATACCTGTCAGATGGAAAGGCTGAAAACTTTGAAGATTACAAAAGAATTTGTGGCGAGATACGGGGTCTGCTCGTTGCGAAAGGGTACGCATTAGACCTCAAACAAACTATGGAGAAAGCTGATGAGTGAGCTGTTAATCGGTACAAACCCCGAGAGACCAGCAGTAGTAGGTTCTATCAATTTAGAGGCAACTAACGAGGAGAAAGCCAAGCAGTTGCCAAAACCCTCTGGATACCGCATTTTGTGTGCAATTCCAGAGATTGAAAAGGAGTTTGACAGTGGGCTGGTTAAGGCAGACACGACCATCTACGTTGAAGAGTTATTGACCACGGTTTTATTTGTAGTCGAACTCGGGCCGGATTGTTACAAAGATCCTGCTCGTTTCCCCTCGGGGCCTTGGTGCAAAAAGGGCGACTTTGTTCTAGTCCGACCTCATGCAGGAACCAGAGTGCTCATTCACAATACCGAATTTAGGTTGATCAACGACGACTCAGTTGAGGCGGTTGTTCAAGAACCTCGCGGTATCCGACGTAAATAACAGGAGGACAAAATGCCTGAATTTGAAAAAAACGAGTTTCCAGAAGAAAAATCGGTGACGTTTGAAAAAACGGATGCTCCAGAGATTGAGCTGGAAATAGAAGACGACACGCCACCAGAGGATCGTGGGCGTCAACCTTTGCCAGAACCACTTAGGGAAGAGCTGGAAAAGGATGACTTAGAAGCCTATGACGAAGAAGTCAAGATCAAACTTAAGCAGATGCGTAAAGTCTGGCATGATGAGCGCAGGGAAAAAGAGGCTGCTGACCGAGAGCGCCAAGAGGCTTTGCGGGTCGCCCAGGCCTTAATGCACGAGAACCAAAGGATCAAAACGATCCTGGATACTGGTGGCAAAGAATACGCAAGCACTCTTCAGAAAGCCGCGAGTTTAGAGCTTGAAATGGCCCGTCGGGCTTATAAAGAGGCATACGATTCTGGGGACTCTGACGCGATTATGTCAGCCCAAGAGAAGCTGACTGATGCAGGGTTCAGAGTAAAGCAGGCAGAGAACTTCCGTATGCCTACTTTACAACCACAAGAATATGTAGTACAAAATGCTCCACAGACCCAGGAAGCTCCTCCTAACCCAAAGTTGGCTGCGTGGCAAGAACGTAACGACTGGTACGGTAAGGATGATGAGATGACGGCTGCGGCTCTAGGCTTACACGAAAAGCTGAAGAAGAGCGGCGAAGTCCAGATTGGGTCAGATGAGTATTACGCGATTTTGGACAGAACAATTCGCAGACGGTTTCCTGAGCATTTTGAAGAACCAGGTTCGAAGGCAAAAACTGACGCTCGCACAAAACCGAGCACGGTTGTAGCCCCAGCAGTCAGAAGCACGGCGCCACAGAGGATTCGGCTCAAACAAAGCCAAGTCAACATCGCCAGAAGGTTGGGATTGACACCGGAACAGTACGCTCTTGAACTACGCAAATTGGAGGCTCAAAATGGCTGAAAACCGACTTAATCGTGAATTAGAAACCCGCTCTAGGACGGAGCGTCCGAAACAATGGCAACGCCCAGATGCGTTACCCGAACCTCAGAAAGAACCTGGATATGTGTATCGCTGGATACGCACGGTTCTGGATGGAAAAGACGATGAACGTAACGTCTCGTCTAAGTTCCGCG